GAGAGAAGAGAAAGAAGAGAAGATTGCTTAATAATTTCAACTTCTTCGATGAGTGCATTTTCATAAGTTGCTTCGATCTGCTCTTTGATTTCAGATACTTTAGATCTGATAGCAGTTTCGAAGATGGTACGTGCTTTCTCCTGGAATTCCTCAGAAAGATCCTCACCAGCAAGGAGAGCATTGACATCTTCTTCAATGTCATACTCTTCCTTCATTTCATCTTCGTCGTTATCTTCATCTTCATCTTTATCTTCAGAATCATCTTCCTTAGAAGACTTTTTCTTTTTATCTTCTTTGGTTTCGCTATCTTCTTCTTCAGAAGCTTCTAAAAGTGCCTCATCTTCATCATACTCGGCATCTTCTTTTGCAAGTCCCTGCATGGGTTGTGCTGCTGCAGCCTTAGCATTAACAACATTTTTGACTTGCTGAAGAGTCGCGCCAGGAGTATTGAGTCTTGCCGAATCATCATCTGAGCGATAATTTTCTGGAGTAGGTCCACCCAAATCTTCCCATGCACCAGTTTGTCCAGGAGCAATTCCAGTGGACAACTTTTGCATTGGTTCAGCTTGAGCAGCTCCTTTGGTTACTACGTTTTCCATTTCTTGTAAATTGCTACCAACGGACATTTTAGATCTTTGTGTATAATCTATATTTATTTATAATTTAAAGATTTGAAAGAAATTCTTGGAACAATTCAATTTTATGTTCCTGAAGTACTCTTCCATCGACTAGAGTATTAATTCTTCTTTGAGTTTTGGATGCAAGTTGTTCTCGAAGAATTCCACCTTCCCAAACCCACTCTTTACCTTCCATAATTCCCTGAACAAAAGCATCAGGAGCGGAAGGGTCGGCAACAATATCAGCAGCAGTTGCAAGCATGAAATCTTCACCGACAATTTTGTGACCTTCATTAGTCAACTTAAGTGAACCAACACCACGAGAAGACACACCAAGACAAACACCTTCACCAATGAGAGATTTTGCAATCTTACCCATTGGAGTTTCTAGAAGTTGTGCCTTACCAACAAAATTGCTTCCTTTTTGTTCAAGTGAAACAATTTTATGAGAAACACGATCAAGATTGACGGTAGGACCGTCAGGGTGACCAAGTTCTCCAAGAGCACGACCCTTATTAACAAATGCTTCATTATATCTTGCTACTTCTTTTGCAAGAGTTTGCATTGGATACATTCTGCCGTTACGATTGCAAATATCACCTTGAAGGAAAACACCCTCAATATACATTTTCTTATCAGCACCTTTTCCTTCGGTGATAAATTTTACATGTTGTACTTCTTCTGTGATGAGTTTCATTTTAGTTTGTGAATGCTACTTTATTTGCTTTAATAACTGCTGAAGTCCAAATGACATCAGTACTTGTTTTTTGCAAGAATTCGACCGATGAACCTGGCATTGCAAAGAAATTTGTAGTTGCGGCGCCGACTAAAGTGTTTATTCCAACAGTAACAATACCTGTTTGATTATTAAATAAGCGAACACAAGTTGCATCACTAATACTACTAGCAGTACCAGCAGTGGTTGGAGTACTTACTTCAGTTGTAATAATCTTGGTAATTTCCATTATTCTTGATCCTCGGTGTATTCCTCATCATCTTCTTCACCATCTTCTCCACCAAATAGTGATGAAGCAACGTAAGGTTTTGCACTTTCGATTCTTTCGGATGTTTTAGCGAATAGTAAATCTTTGATTTTATCGCTAATATCTGATGGTGAAGAATCCGTTGCAATCAAATCTATAAGTTCTTCCATAAAATTTTAATATAGTATTATAATAAGTATTTATATTTCTGCTTTTTTGATATCTCTAGTTGATGGGGGTGGGGGCGCCTGCAATTGTTGATCCATACCTTGATCTTGTGGCATTTGATCCATTGGTTGACCAGTTGCTGGATCAATTCCGGATTGATCTGGGGGTGGCAAAGGTTCTCCAGTAATTGGATCTATTGTTGCTGGATCTGGAATGATACCTTTCTTAATTTCTGATTTTATTTGCTGATCAATTTCTATAATTTCACTATCGGTTTGACGAAGTATTTTTCTGCGAACATATTCTTGAGAATAATACTTTCCAATATAAGGTTCAATAGTAGCAAGAATCCCAAGTCTTTCACTAATTAATTCCGACTCTTTAAGTTCAGCAAATTGATTATCATAAAGATACTCATATTGAATATGATCACTCATTGCATCCCAATCTTCTGGACTGACAATATTTTTCAAAACTAATTGAGTTTTGAGTATATCATTAAAAATATTGGAAAATCTCTTTCTCAATCTACCAACAAATTTTGAAAATTTTAATTCATCTCTAAGAATTTCTGATGATCTGCCAAGATTAAATCCATCACCACTTCCAGCAATTCTAGATTCTGGAACACCAAGTGCTCTATAAAGTTTTTTCTGAAAATATTCAATATCAGAAAGTTCACCAAGATTTTGTCCGCCAGGTAAAGTTGTAATTTCTGTTCCCCTACCACCCTCTCTTCTAGGTAACCAAAAATCTTCCATCATAGACATAAACTTGCGATCATCACGCACTTCTCCAGTACCTGCGTCGTAGACAAGTTTATTTCTATAGCGAGACATAACCTCTTTGAGATATTGTTCTGCCTTTACTTTTGGAAGATTGCCAACATCAATATAAAAAATACGACGTTCTGGTGCTCTCGAAAGTCTATAAATGACAAGACTATCTTCAATCATTCTAAGTTGATTGAGAGCCTTAATTGCTTTATGGAGATATGATAAGATAGTTCCTTTATTTCTATCTACTAAACCTGAAGTAACATAAGTTACAGAATCTCTTGCAATTTTAATGTGCTTTGCGGCGCCACCACCACTAATCATTCCTGGGGATGGATAAGATGCAATCGGCGTGTACAAGAAAAATTCTTCAATTTCTGGAAAAAATACCTTATCACTCTCCTTTATTGAATTTACATTAATCAAATTTCTTCTATCTTTATTTTTCTCCTGACGAACAAATTTCATCTTCATGGGATCAATATATCTTACATCCTGAATACCTTCATGTGGTTTTTTAATATCGATTACTTTTAAATAATATAACTTACCATCAACATACCAATTTCTAAAGATCTCATGACATTTTCTGTCAAAGTCCATGATTTCTTTGATATATTTAAATTCTTCTCTAATTTTATCCTTTAACTTATCACTAGCATTTAAATTTGAAAGTTCGATCTCTACTGGAGAATCATAAAGATCACTTACAATTGCCTCATTAACAATATCTTCAATTGCCCCTTCACATTCTGGATGCAATGCCATTTCACGATATCTTTTAATTAAATCAAATTCAGTCCTATAAACACCTTCAATATCTAAATATTGTCCGTAAAAACCACTTGCAATAAAATTGTCTACCCCGTCCTCATTATTTGGTGGGACAGGGGAGACAATAGATTTTGATTTTAATTTATCCTCAGAATCACCAATTGAAAATCCAAAAAGTTTTGCCATCTTATAAGTTTAACTATACGCTCTATTTAGTTGATGTCTTCGCCGCCAGCATTTGTACCATTTCCTTTAATTGCCTCCCACCACTGAACTTGGAATTCGCAAGTAAATTCTTCAACTGCATCAGTTGTCTCATAAGAAAGTGGAATTGCTGCAATATTTGTTGGGAAAATATCATACATGTGGTATGCTCTAAGTGCAGAACCATCACGATCTAATTGATAAACAAAAGCATCTGCTTGATATAGTGCTGGATCAGTAACTCCAGTTGCATCAGAAACTTTGTTAATTGAATTGATCCACTTTTCAAACGCAGAACGAATTGCAAAATCAGTATCATTAATTACAGTAACTGTCCAACTTTCGAAGGTTCTGTCTCCAGCAATTTTTAGAATTCTTCCTCTAAATGGAACATTAACTGGACCAATAGTAGATGATGGAAGAGCGGCCGCTTTAACTAAAAGTCTAATCTTATCGAGAGTATTTGTATCTGTTGGAGCAGATGCTGGGAATGATAATACTACTTCGAAAAGATTGGCGCGAGCACCACCACCAGACAGTTTACTCTTAAAGTCGGTAATCTTCCTTAAAGGAGGTGGATTTAATTGAGTTCTAGTTGCCATAGTTGTTTACCTCTTGTTTAATTAGAATTGACCGATTACTTCATCAAATGAAA